GGAAATGCTCCATTACAAGCTGCACAATTAATATATGAACTGTCAGGGTCTACTCCTGATGCTCCTTGTACCGCTTGAATTTCCCAACAATATCCATTATATCTAACAGATTCTCCTGCAGTATATGAACCTGTTGTTCTAAAGTATTGTTCTAATAGTGGGACATCACATCTTGTTGCAACATAATATGTATAAGGAGGTTGAGTTGTTGTAGTAGTAGTAGTAGTAGTACTTACACAATCAACTTGTCCGCCTTGTTTAACTGTATTTCTAGTTGAACTAAATACATAAATATATCTTGTTCCATTAGGTTGAGTTGTATAAGTTCTTGTTCCACCTACAATTATACTTGTAGCACCACCTGCTGCTAATGCAGGATTATCATAAGTTGTATCGTTTGCATAATATGTAGTTCCATCTCCACCTGCAAAATTATCTATTGTTATAGTTTGAGTAAGACCTGTACATGTAGCTGTTAAATCTAAAGTTACAGGAGGTAATGTTGTAGTAGTTGTAGTAGTTGTAGTAGAAGCAGGGCATCCTGTCAAACCTGAATTAACAATGCCTATTTGTGTTCCTGAAGGGTCGCTGAATAATACACTAGCTACCACTAATGTTGATGGCACTCCTAAAACTGTACCAAATACCCTGTCTGTTACGGCAGCATATCCAATATCATAATTTGTTGTATATACTGTTCCACCACCGTTACAATTTGTTAATTGATACCAAACTTGTTGTAAAGTAGTACTAGTTGTAGTAGTAGAGGTGCTTAAAGGACATGCACTACATCCTCCACCCGTAACAGTTGCAGTTATTGTAGGAAATCCTGAAATATTAATATCTAAAGTATTACCGCTATATGCTAAAACATAATTTCCATCAGGAAGTGTAGCAAATCCATTTGAAGTAAATATTGTACAATTACAAAAATCTACAGCATTACCTACTACATTTTGAGTACCTGTTGGATTTAAACAAGCATTAGTTGCATTACTTGCATAATTTACGGTTTGAGCAAATAAAGTCGTTGTAGTAGTCGTAGTACTAGTAGTCGTAGTCGTTGTTGGACAAATATAACTAGAATACTCTGCAGTAATTCCTGTTGAATTTCCAACAGGCCAAGCTTCCCAAGTTCCTGTACCTAATTCAGAAGTATTTCTCGCAACATTCCCAATTGCAGTATTGTAAATATACCAAGCATCTCCACCAAAGAATATAGAACCACTTCCACCTGTTAGTGTAAAAGCTGCTGAAGGATTATCTCTTGTATAAGTTCCATTAGCAGCAGTATATGAGCCATTAGAAATAATGATACTATTAATGTAATTTGCACAAATAGTAGTTGTAGTTGTTGTCGTACTTGTAGTAGGAGCTTCTGTTGTAGTAGTTGTTGTCGTACTTGTAGTAGGAGCTTCTGTTGTAGTAGTTGTTGTCGTACTTGTAGTAGGAGCTTCTGTTGTTGTAGTAGTCGTAGTACTAGTTGTAGGAGCTTCTGTTGTTGTAGTAGTCGTAGTACTAGTTGTAGGAGCTTCTGTTGTTGTAGTAGTCGTAGTACTAGTTGTAGGAGCTTCTGTTGTTGTAGTAGTCGTAGTACTAGTCGTACTTGGAATAGGAATAAAAGTAGTTGTTGTGGTTGTGGTTGTACTTGTTGTAGTTGGGTCTGAATTAGTTTCAGCAGTACCCCATACATCATCATCGTCTACAGTTGTCAATACATTTACGCCACCAATTTGTTCTATCCAAAAAATACCAAAGCCTAAATTATTTAATGCAGGAATTAATCCCTGTGGGCTATCGAATGTTCCATCGTAGCCTACGGTATAATTTTCCCCATTAACATTAATAGTAAAACTTGGCATTATTCGGTATCAATTAAATAGTTACAATAATCGGTAAATACATCTGTACCTAATGCTTGTTCAACTTCTGTAAAAGCATTATCTTTATATCCTGAAATTTCATCTAATATCTGTGAAGGAGAAGTACTACTAGAAAATACTTTTAAATTCAATGTAGTATTTTCAAGCATAGTGAAATTTAATGAACTTGTTCCATTAAAAGTAACTAGATTCTCAGGCGGATAGTAGTAAACAACACATTGTGATTGATATGGGTCTAAAGTAAATGGTAAAGCTATAACTGTTGCATTACCTGCAATATCACTATCAATATAAGTATTTACTTGAGAAACTTGAGCACAATTTGATGATTGAGCATAAAAGAAATTAGTTCCATAATTATTAGTTGAAATAGATTCAGTTATTGCTGCATAAGTAGGCGAAAAAGCTGTATCAATATCAATAGGAACGACTGCTTGTAAAGCAGGTGTAGTCAAAATAGTTACTACAGGTGTAATTACTGTTGGAATATTAAGATTAGGAGGTAAAGCCCATTGATATTGAGTAGTAGAATTAAAAGTAACATTAGCTGTTAGAAACGGCACATTAGGAATAGGAAAATTTGTATTATTCACTATCTGAAATTGAAGTAATTGTTCCTTCGTTAATGCTAATGGTTGTTCTTGTGCCATTCTTTAATAAGTTATATAACTTTATTACCTTCTGTGTCAGATACAAATAATCTACCATCTGTTTTATTTGGCATAATTTTTAAGCCATACTCTTTAGCAAATTCTCTATTCATATCAGCTAAAAACTCTTTTGATTCTCCTGCTTTTTTTGCTTCTATAAATGCTTTCATACATATTTTAGCATTTTTTGTTTTTTCTTCTGAATTTCCATCAGCAGAAGCATTTGAATCAGTTTTTTTATTGGTCTTCTTTTTAACATCAATGGGCTTTATTTTTTTAAAAGCCCAAAAAAGCAAAAATCCACCACCAAAAATTAATAACAGCTTTTTTACATTTGTATTCATTTTGCACTCTTTTTTGTATAATAATATAATCCAACACCTGCGGCTACTGCAATAGCAATATATAAACCATATTTTTTGATGCTACCATAAAAATCATTTTTTAGTCTTGCTTTTTTAGCTTCATCTATTTTCTTTAAAGCATCATCAGTTTCATCAGGAGTTACTACTCCTCTTTTTGTTAATATACTAGTTAGAACTTTTTGTAATGCTAATTTACTAGAATCTATAGCTTGTTTTTGACCTGCATCGATACCACCTTTGGCAATAGCTTTATTTAGATTTTCCAACTCAATTTTAATCTCATCAGCCAATATAGTTTTTTTATTTGGCGTAAATATTTGTCCTTGTAACACTTCCATTTTATGATTTTTTAGCTGTAAATAATAAGAAACCTAAAAGACCAATACCTGCAACAACTCCTAAAATAGTTACAACTTGGTTAGTTTTTTCTCTTTCTAATGCAATATTGCCAAAAGTTTGTACTCTAGCTTGACTAACTCCACCTAAAGCATTAGCTAATATTTGCTGCCTAGATGTTTCATCTTGTGCTTTTATCAAAGCATTGTTTAATTGCTTTTTTTGGTCGTAGTCTAAAAGACTTAGATTTTGTTCATATTGGGTTCTTAACCTAGAATCTCTTGTACTTGCTATGGTACCCGCTACTGCGGTACCTGCTGATACAACTGCTGCTCCTGTCATTAACCATGCCATAATTATCCAATTTTATTTTTATCAATCTTTTCTTTATAATCTAAATGAATATTAGTACCTGTAAGATAGTTTACATGCGGTTCTATTATTTCATTTTCAATTTCATCTACTATGTTTTGTTTTTCTTCTTCAGTCAAATCATTGTAAGTCAACTTCATATCTTCTAATGGATGATATGTTGTCCAAATACAATCTTCTTCAATAAATAAAACTCTTCTAGTTCCCGCTAAAGTTATACCCGTATAAGGGGCCGCTAACTCAATCCATTCTCCCGCATCAATTTGTACCAAGGCTACTCCTTTCGAAATAGTGTATGGATGATTAGAATTATGAATTTTGCTAGTTAGCAAAGAACCTTTTGGCATAGATATTTCCCTTATGTACATTCCATCTGTAAATCTATGTACTACGGGACATTCTATTAATTCCAAATTATCTACTATTGCCGCTTCTAATTCATCAATCCTTTGGTCATTTTCTCTTTTTATGGTTTCGTTTTGCATTAATCTTTTTTTCTTGAATAAATTAAACCTATAGCTAGTAAACCTAATAATGATATAATAACTATTTTCTCTATTCTAATATTTCTATTTATCTGCTCTTGTTTAACTATCACACCTGCAAGGTTTTCAACCCTTTTTGATTGTGCATTTTGTATAACAGCAGCAATAATTCTATAAGTCTCTTCCTCTGTTTTAGCTTTTTCTATTGAATTAATCAAAGCTTGTTGTTGGTCATCGCTAAGATTAGACAAATAGTTTTGAAACTGTTGAGCTTTTTTAGCATCATTTAAAGCAGCAAAACCCCCTGCCAAAGCAGCCCCTATTTCAGCAAACTGTCCAATTGTTTGTGCAGTACCTATTTTTTTTAAGTCCCCATCAGAAAATATCTTTTGAATAGGATTTATTGCTTTAGGGTCTCCTTTAGGTATCATTTCAAAAAGTTATTTTTAATTATTTCCCATAATACTGTCCAAACTGCACCACCTACAACAAATGCACCCATTAATTTATTTCTAAGAGCATTACTTTTTTCGTTTTGGTCTTCTAATTTTTTAACTCTTGAAATCAACCCTTCCTGTTGAAAAGCTTCATTCCCTACAATAACTTTATAAATTTCATCAATTTGAGGACTAATTTTCATCATAGTTTTCTCAATATGATTAACTCTCACAGTCAAGTTTTCACTTGAGCTTACAGTTCTAGTTGTTGTCTTTTTAGCAGGAGCAGCCATAAACACTTAAATATTTAGTATAAAAATAGTACAATTTTAGATTTATATACTAAAAATTGAGTAATATTTAATGATTACTTATAAAGACATATAATCTAATATTCTCTCAATACACATTTCAGGAGTAAAATTTGTAGTATTTATAGAACAATTCTTTCTAGCTTCAAAATAAGGGAGGTCAAAATCTTTTACATGAAATTCTTGCTTTTCTCTAAAATCAACATTGAATAAATGAACCCAAAGTACATTATTACACATACCATCCAAATATTCTCTTGATGCTTGAATAGGATATACTGCACTGATAATCACTAAGTTATACTTACTTTCCAAAAAAGTAGCTATATCACTAATCCTTCTTAGGTTATTTATTCGACCTTCTTTTGAATAGTCAGTATCTTTAAAAATAGCACGAATTTCATCTCCATCTATGATAACAGGGGTTGGTTGATTTTGTAAGAAAATCCTTTCTTGAAGCAATTTAGCCAAAGTAGTCTTACCTGAGCTAGGTTGGCCATAAAAAACTACTATCATATTGATTTACAGTTGGTTATAAGACTTCTCCTCTACGAATTGACTTCCGTAGGCCATATTTATCTCTTTTTTAGCTATTGCTCTTTTATCATTTAGTACATAAACAGACCTAGCTAAATGTACAAATTCTTCTCCAAAAGAGTTTGCTTGTTCAAATTCTCTCAATAAATCCTCTACTTCCCATAAAGTTTCATTGATTTCCAACAATCTTTTAAAATCTTCATTATCCTCATCTACTTCTAATTCATCCTTCATGAGGTTTTGCAGGTAGTAGTACTCTTTCATGACATTCGTCAGTTTGGCCTCATCTTTAATCTTTTCTGATTTAATTTTGAGGATGGTAAGTCTGTCAAATGCTTCTCCGATGCTAATTTCAATTATCATAAAAATATTTTAGATTGTAAATATACAAAATATGTAGAAAATACATTAATTTTATAAAATAAAAATAACCATGCAAAAGATTTTCTATAATTCATCCCTCCCTCGTTCAGGGGCGACTCTTTTACAGAATATCCTTGCACAGAATAATGATATTTATGCCCCTTCTATGGGAGCTTTGACTGAAATAATAGTTTCAGCAAAAAATGAGTTCTTAATGAACTTGCAATATCAGCACCCTTCTCAAGAACAAATCTTAAAAAAAGCATTTACTAGTTTTTGTAAAGAAGGATTAAAAGCCTATGCTGCTAATATTACAAACAAGCCTTATTATGTTGACAAAAACTTCTCTTGGGGGTATTTCTACGATTATTTAGTTCAAATCAATAATGAGGACCCTAAGATTATATTTATGGTAAGGGATTTAAGAGACATTTTTGCTTCTTTTGAAAAAAACTATAGAAATGATTTTTTGAAAATAAACTCCCACATAAATTGGAATGAATTAAAAAATACAACTATGGAAAAAAGAATTGTGGAGTGGTCAACAAAACCACCTTTAGCTTTAAATTTAGAAAGATTAAAAGAAATAATAAATTGGGGAAATGATAGCAAAATGTTATTTATAAAGTACGAAGAATTTTGTATATCTCCTGAAAGTGAAATCAAAAGAATTTACGACTTTTTAGAAATTCCTTATTTTTTACATGATTTCAAATCAGTAGAAAAAACAACTATAGAAAACGACATGTTACACTTTGCTAGTCATAAAATAAAAAGCAAAGTCTCTGTAAATGAAACAAAAGCCGAAGAAATCATAGGCAAAGAGGCTTGTAATTGGATATATAAAAATCATCAATGGTACTTTAAAAAATTTAATTATGCAATCTGCTGAAATAATTAATCCATTTAAGCCCTTCATATTCAAATTAAATTTTGAATTTGATTGGAATATTTTGAAACCAATATGTGAAGATATTATTGTGGATGAAGGTGCTCGTTCTACATCACAAAAAAACTTTGCTAAACCTCATAATATAAAAGATTTTAAACCATATTATGATTGGTTGAAGCCATGGGTTGATAATTTAGCTAATATCAAAATGGCTTTTAATGAATATCAAATGAGATATTATGTTACCGATAGTTATGTAAATGTTCATAAAAGTAATGCTCAAGCTAATGAACATAATCATGCTTGTAATTCTATTGTGGTAGCTGCTTATTTATACATGCCCGATAATGGTGGTTATTTTCAAGCTAAAGACCCTTTAGAATATCACAAATCTAATTTGCCAATTAGTAACGAAAATATTTGGAGTACTTTACCTACAAAAACAAATGATGTGTTGGTCTTTCCTTCATGGCTTCAACACAGAACACAGCCTAATATATCAAATGAGGATAGATGGGTATTGACTACAAATTTTTCTCACAAATTTTAATTTAGATTATGAAAGAAAGTAATCAAGTATCAGTTTTAAATCCACATTCAAGCTATATGTATAAACTACATTATGAATTTGATTGGGACTTATTAGCTCCAATTTGTCATGAATTAATTTCAACAACTCCACAAGGATTATCATTAGTTGTTAATGGACATACTTCTCATCAAAATAAAAAACAACCTCATAAAATTAAAGAATTTACACCATATTTTGATTGGTTAAAATTTATGGTTACAGAAGTTGCGACAAAGGGCATGGGATATTCAAAAAACTTTCATGATTATAGAATAAAAAATAGTTGGGTTAATGTACATGAAAAAGATGGTATAACTACAGCTCATAATCATTCAAATACTTTTATGGTAGCTGCTTCTTATTTGAACATGCCTGAGAATGGTGGATTTTTTGAATGTAAAGACCCGCTTGAATATGTTAAAGGAGAATATTATTATGATGACCCTATGTGGATGTGGAAACAAATACCTACAATATCAGGAGATGTTTTAATATTCCCTGCATGGCTTAGACATAGAACTCAAATAAATCAATCAAATGAAAAAAGATGGGTATTAACTACAAACTTTTCTCAAGAATTTAATCCAAACAAGTTTTGGGATGACCCAAATTATGATACAGAAAAAATTATATAAATGAAAAATATATGTTTAGAATTGAGTGAATGTAATGGATTAGGAGACTTAATATGTGCAACTCCTGCTATTAAAAAAATAAGTGAAGCTTATGATACAAAAATATTAGTCATTTCAAAAATGCCTGAAGTTTTTAAAAATAATCCTTATGTGGAAAGAAGTATAAAATCTTCTAGCGTTGATATGGGATATGTTAAAGACAATTATATAGTGCATAATTCTTTTTATAATGTCGGTAGTAAAAATGAAAGGGGCGTAGAATACAAGCATAACACAATAGATATTAGACAATTTCATGCTATCAATCTTGGTTTTATGCTTGGCAAAGATGAAATGGAATGTTTTTATATACCAACTGAAGAATGTTCTTTTGAAATACCTAAAAAACCTTACATTTTAATACATCCTGTAAGCACATGGCCTTCAAGAACTTGGTCTGCTAAAAATTGGATGAATTTAACAAAAGAATTAAATGATAAGGGGTACGATGTAGTATCTATTGGAAAGGATTCTTCTGAAACAGGATTTTTTAATGTTCAAAAACCTGTTTTTAATTTTGAGATTGAAAAGGGTTTAAATTTAATGAATAAAACTTCTATTTCTGATTGTTGGCACCTTATGATTAATGCTGCTGCATTTGTAACGATGGATAGCGGATTATTACATTTAGCAGGTACTACAGATGTTCCAATTATTCATTTAGGTTCATCAATAAAGCCTGAATTTAGAATACCTTATAGAGACAATAGACAAGATTATAAATACGAATATGTAAGAGGTGGATGTAATTTAGAATGTGCTTCTAACATGAAATATGGTGTTGAAACATGGGGAAACATACAAGGTGTACAACCATTAATAGGATGCTGTGAAAATAAAGAAAGTTACGAATGTCATCCATCAGTAAAACAAGTATTAGATAAATTAATAGAAATGATATGAAAAAAAAGCTACTAATTATTACGCCACATTTAAGTACAGGTGGAGCTCCACAGGTTACAGTAAACAAAATTTCATTAATAAAAGAAGATTTTGAGATTAAAGTTATTGAACATGCTTTTGTTGCTTGGGCCTTCGTAGTTCAAAGGAATAGAATTATTGATTTAGTTGGAGAACAAAACTTTCATTCTTTAGGAGAAGATAAGTATAGTGAACTTATGCAAATTATGCAACAGTTCAATCCTGATGTAGTATCTATGGAAGAGTTTCCTGAAATGTTTATGGATGATAAAATGTCTAGCTTTTTATATTCAGAAACAAGAAGTTGGAAAATAGTAGAAACTACGCATGATAGCAGTTTTAACCCCATAAACAAAAAATGGATGCCTGACAAGTTTGTATTTGTTAGCCCATATAATATGATGAAGTACGACCACTTAAATGTACCTCAAGAGATTATTGAATATCCAATTGATGCTAAAACTTCAGATAAAAGGATTGCAAGAGAGAAATTAGGACTTGAGCATGATTACAAACATGCGGTAATAATAGGCTTATTTACACCTAGAAAGAATCAGAAATACGGCTTTGAAATGGGAGAAAAGCTAAAAGACTATAAAATAAAGTTTCACTTCTTAGGAAATCAAGCAGGTAATTTTGAGAGCTATTGGAAACCAATGATGGATAATAAGCCCGAAAACTGCGTTATTTGGGGAGAAAGAAGCGATACAGAGGACTTTATTAGGGCGGCTGACCTTTTCTTCTTCCCTTCTAAAGGAGACCGAGGAAATAAGGAATTAAACCCTATTGTAATAAAAGAAGCTGCAGAGTATAAGCAAATACCTAAGCTAATATATAACCTAGATGTTTATTTAAACAGATGGAACGGATATGAAGATTTTCATTATTTAACAGGTAATCTTACTGAAGATGCTGACAAAGTTATAGAACTGACTCAAGCAAAACCTACTAATAACAAAAGAGAAGTCATTATTGTGGGTACATGGCCTAATTTGGATAGCAGAGTACAACTTACAAAAGATACTATTAATAGCTTAAAGCCATTGGGTAGAAAGATTATGCTTTTATCACATTACCCTGTTGATGAAGATATTCAAAAAATGGTTGACTACTATATATACGATGAGCATAACCCATTGACTCATCATTCATATTATACAAGATTTTATAGATTTACAGATGACTACCATGCTGAAATTAACATTAATGGGTTAAAAAACAGCAATCAATCGTTAACCGTATTAACAAACCTATTTAACGGAGCAAAAGCTGCCAAAGCATTAGGATATGAAGCTTTCTTTTATACTACTTATGATGTTGTTTTAGACCCTAGGGATATAACAAATATTGAGAAAGCATTTGATATTGATGCAAAAGAACCATACATGTATAAGGCTTATCTAGGTAGCTTGAACACTCCTTTTGGGAAAGGTATACAAACGAATGGAATGGCTTTTAGTGTTGATTTTTTCTTAAATACTTTTGATGATGTAAGGACTGCAGAAGAGTACAATAATATTTGTCAAAATATTGGTGCTCAAAACTTCCTTGAAGATTATTTACTTAAAAAACTAAAAGGCCTAGAAAAAGAATATTTTATTGAGCATAACGATGAAGAAACCCTTTTAAAGCATAGTGGATTAGGTGTAGCATCAAACTCTGAATATTATTCAATTATACCTATTGTAGGAAAGCCTAATAACTATATGTTCTATTTCTTTACTTACAATGTAGATAGCAGAAAGGTTAATATTACTATGCGTGAAGGAGGACAAGATTTTTTCATATACAGATGGCAAATTGATAAAAGCAAAGAGTTTAAAAAAGAATTTGAATACAAAGGTCGTGAAATTGAAGTAGAGCTTGATTTTTATGATGGAGATAGAATATATAAAAATGAAAAGCATGTTTTAAATGATAAAACCCTTCATAAATACGAGCATACAGGACATTATAAGATTAAAAATAGAAAACCTAAAATTAGATTAGTTCACTTACAAACAACTAGAAATGACGAAAGAGAACAAAAAAGTAGAGAATCCCTCAATCATGTGGCCAACTACGGGTGGGAATATATCTTACACACCAATATCCCCTATGGAGACTTGCCACCTAAGTACAACTGCCAACGACCAAACTGCGTTTCAATGGACCTCTTCAATGACGAGCAAGTTCGTGAATTGGGGACCGCACTTACTCCTTCACATTACGGATGCTTCGAATCATTTAAAAATGGAATTATGAGTGAATTTGATGACAGTATTGATTTTCTTATAGTTTGCGAAGGGGACTGTATTATTGAAGTGCCTATACACGAATTTGTAGAGAAAGTTGAAAAGTCTTATCAAATTATAGAAGATAATAAAATAGGTTATATGTCTTTTGGGGATGTAAAAACATTGGAACATGGTTGGTTACAATCTCCTGTTAGAGAAGTTGTTCCTGACCAAGATTTATTATTTATTACCGACCATATTATTGGACTACAATGTATTGGCTTTCCAAAAAGCGTTAAAAAATGGCTTTTAGAAAGATTAAGAACTGAAAAATGGGATGCCGCAGATATGTTTTTTAACCATATTTTTTACGGAAGTCCTCATAAGTTTGGTATTGTGCATAACAGATTAACAACACAAGCTGAAGGATTTTCATTAATTGACAAACAAGAAAAGAAATTTATATGAGAATAGCACAAGTTATAAGTAGCAATTTGCCTATTTTACCGACAGGTCAAAGAGGATGGGGAGCAACTGAATTAATTATGGATGAGTATACTAAAAACTTTAGAATACTAGGAAATGAAGTAGACTTATTATATTTAAACAATGTTCAACCTAAAATGTATGACATAGTTCACATACATGTGGCAAACCTTTGTATTGAAGCACATAAAAGGGGTATTGAGTATGTATATTCTACACATGACCATCATAGCTACCATTATGGGAAAAATAGTAGTAACTATAAAGAGCAATTGGAAGCAATGAAAAAATCTATTTTCTCTTTAGCTCCTGCTGAATATGTAGTTGACTATTTTGATGATACAGATAAGTTATTTTATTTATCACATGGCGTAGATATTAATTATTATACACCAACTAAAGCATTTTATTCTGTTAAAAATGAACCCGTAGTACATAAGCTATTGATGTGTGCTAACAATGGAGTTGCAGGGGATTATGGAGCAGACAGAAAGGGTTTTAGATATGGTATTGAAGCTGCTAAAATGTTAAACCTTCCAATTACTATAGTTGGTGCAGATGCTAATACTAAATTTTTTGAAATACACAAAGATTTATTACAATATGATAAATTGACTGTTATTGACACAAATCCAAATGAAGAAGAAAAGTTAAAGATTTTTCAAGACCATACTATTTTCTTACATCCATCTAATCTTGAATATGGACATCCTAATTTGACTTTACTTGAGGCTGCTAGTGTTTGTATGCCTATGGTGGCTACATATAAAGGAAGTAAGGATATTGCAGGTTTAGTTAAAATAAATGAATTATCAAATAGTAGTGTAGTTGCAGGTATTCAGGTTGTTATGAACGATTACGAAAGAATGATTGATAATATGGCTAAAGAGAGAAGTTCATATAGTTGGTTAAATGTATGTAAAAAGTTAGAAAAAAAATATAATGCAGTACAGCAATTTCAAAATTATGATTCAGGTAAGATTAGAGAAAAATATGTTAATGTATATCAAAATATTTAATTTATGAGAGTAGAATCAGTAATAATATCAGATTTCTATAACAATGTTGATGAAGTTAGAGAATTTGCTCTTTCACAAGAATTTGGAGTGAAAGGTAACTTCCCTAGTTTTAGAACTAAACCATTCTTAAATGATAATATCAAAAAAGTTATAGAAGATACTATTCAACCATTATCAGGAAATATTACTTGGCTAGTAGATGAATATACGGGGGCTTTTCAATATACAACTGCTGAAAATAGGTCATGGTTACATGTAGATGGTACAGATTGGGCAGGAGTTTGCTATTTAACACCTGATGCTCCATTATCAGGAGGTACAGGTTTATTTAGGAAAAAAACAAAAGAAATATCTCATTTTTCTGCAGATTTTTATGATATGACACAATGGGAACTTGTAGATAGAATAGGTAACCTATACAATAGACTTATTCTATATAGAGGAGACTTATATCATACTTCTCTTGATTATTTTGGTAGAGATTTACAAACAGGAAGATTATTTCAAACATTCTTTTTTAATACAGAATTTTAATTATGATAACTTACAACATCCACCATGTAAATGGACTTTACTTTGAAATTACTGATGACGAAGGTAAAAATAGAGAATACGATATTACATTCTATAATAGGAAAGAGTCTAAGAACATATATGATACTAAATTAAAAGTAGGTTCATGGGCTAGATTAGATAGAAAATACCTCTCAGATGTGGCCGTAATGGTTAAATATGAAGGAAGAGTAATTAAGCAAATTAACTTTTTAGATGAGATTAAAGGTAAAAGAGTATTCATATCTTTTGAGAGCAAAGCTTTAGGAGACACTTTAGCTTGGATGCCTTACTGTGCTGAATTTGCCAAGTATTATCAATGTAAAGTAGTTGTATCAACTTTTAAAAATTTCCTTTTTGAGAATCAATACCCTGAATTAGAGTTTGTAGGTAGAGGAGAGGTTGTAAATAACATAGTTGCTATGTTTGAGTTAGGTTGGTATTGGGAGACTAACAAAGAACCTGTAAACCCTATATTGATTCCGTTACAGAAATCAGCTACTAATATACTTAATTTGCCCTATCAGGAATTGATACCTAATTTGGATTTTACCCCAAAAGAGAGGCCTTATGAGCAGAAATATGTTTGTATTTCAATACATTCTACTGCACAGCTTAAATATTGGTATTATTGGCAGGAATTAATAGATTGGCTAGTTTCAGAAGGATATAAAGTAATTGAAATTTCAAATCAAGATACTTTAGACTTAAATAACATAGACTTATTAAAAGATAGGTCGATGGAAAACACAATGAATGTAATTCATCATTCTGAGTTCTTTATTGGGCTTTCAAGCGGACTTGGATGGTTGTCATGGGCTATGCGTAAAAAAGTCTTTATGATAGCTAATTTTACCAATGCTGACCATGAATTTAGTCATAACACTATTAGAATTACAAATGAGGCTGTTTGTCATGGATGTTGGCATAATCCTTTATTTAGATTTAATAAAGGCGATTGGAACTATTGTCCTGAGCATGAAGATACACCAAGACAATTTGAGTGTCATAAATCAATTAGTGCTCAAAAAGTAATTAATTTAATTAAGCAAAATAGATAATATGAAAGGCGAAATTATTTCAATGTTCCCTACTTGTTTATTATTAAATAATATAGATAGAGAATTTAATGAAGACGAAATAAATTGTATTTTAGAATATAAAGATGGTGTTCGTGAAAACACAGGCAATATTACTACTGACGATGTTTTTGTATTAGAAAACCCAAGATTATCAGATTTAAAAAAATTAATTAATGAAGCTTTAAATGACTATTTAAAACAAATATATCATCCCATAAATAATGTTAAATTATTATCAACTATTTCATGGCTAAATTTTACAGATAAAACTCAATATCATCATAAACATTACCATCATAATAGTATTGTAAGTGGATGCTTGTACATAAATGCTAAAAGAGAATCAGATTGTATTTTTTTTACAAAAAGAGCCACAGGGGAAAATTGGCAATTACAAGCTAATAACTATAATGCTTTTAATTCTAATGAGTTTACTTTACCTGTACATACAGGAGATTTAGTATTATTCCCATCTAATTTAATACATAGCGTTCCTCAAACTGACCATGACTACACTAGAATTAGTCTTGCATTTAATTCTTTCTTTTCAGGAGAATTGGGATTCATTGATGGAGCTATGAAAGGAATTAATTTTTTAAAAATTCAATTACCAAACCAACAATAATTTATGGAAAAAGGATTTATATTGCCAATATTCCCAACCGTAATAACAATGAATAAAATCTATAGGCCTTTTACTCAAGAAGAGCTTGATTTTATGCTTTCATTTAAAGACAAAGTTCGTGAAAATCAATCTAATACAGAAGATATATATATACTTGAAAATCAAAAGCTTTTGGATATTAAGAAATTATGCGAAAATGCTTTGAACGATTATTTGTTACAAGTTTATGACCCAATAAACCCAAATAACATTAGTTTAAAAATAACCCATTCTTGGCTTAATTTTACTAAAAAAGGTCAGTTTCATCATCCACATACTCATCATAATAGCATTTTGTGTGGATGTCTTTATGTCAATGCTACTAAAGACAAAGATACAATAACATTTACAAAAATGGATTCAGGAGAAAATTGGCAGATACAAACTAATAATGAAAATAGTATAAATAGTAACCAATTTACAATATCAGTTGAAACAGGGGATATTATTATTTTCCCATCAAATTTAACTCATACCGTTCCAACAATAGAAACAGATGGCAGAGTTTCTTTAGCTTTTAACTCTTTCTTTTCAGGAAATATCGGTTTTATAGAAGGACCATTGAAAGGAATTAATTTTTTAAAAATAGATTTACCAAACCAAAAACAATTTAAACCTTTATAGTATGCAATACATGATACATTCATTATTTCCTACTCCTATTGTAAAAACTAATTTTAATAGAGAATTTACATTAGAAGAATTAGATATAGTCTTTTCAGAAAAAAAAGGCCATAGCGTTGGTAATAGTAGCTCAAATAATAGAAGGATTTTAGAAAACCCTGCTTTTATTGAAATTAAAAAATTTTCTCAAGATTGCTTAGATTTATGGGTTGATAAAATAATAGCACCTGCTTATGAAAATTCTGTAAAATTAAAAATTACGCAGTCATGGTTGAATTATACCGATAAAAAAGGACATCATCATTTACACTATCATCCAAATAGCGTTATAAGTGGCGTTATATATATACAAGCAACTGAATTTAAAGACCAAATTGAATTTCAAAATACAGATATAAACCCATGGCATATTCATACAGAAACATCAAATGCTTTTAATAGTAATTTATATCATGTACCTGTAAAAACAGGAGATGTTGTATTATTTCCATCTACTATTTATCATGGTGTACCTGAAGTACAAGGAGATAAAACTAGAATAAGTTTAGCTTTTAATTCTTTTTGGGTTGGGGGAATTGGATATTCCAATGATGAGACTAACTACTTAGAAATTAAAGATATATACTAGTTATTTATAATGTTCCCCACCTAACCATAACACTAGAGACTTTCTTACTCCTTTAGTAATAGGTGTAACCCTGTGCATCATATATGAAGGGAATACAACTGTAAGCCCTTTCATTTTCATTATTGATTCTGAATTTTCAGGATTTCCACCTTTAAAATATTGTAACTCCCCTCCTTCATACTCACTAGGGTCTGATAGTTGTACTACCATAGAAACTTTTCTTTTTGACATTAACCCATTTCCTATATCTTGATGCCATCCATAATGTCCTTCTTGAGTAGCATGGTATTCTGTATATTGAATATTATCTATAACTGAATATAAATCAAAATTCCAACTATTTTTATTAGCTTCAGATGCTAATTCCATTAGTTTAAAATATAACCAACCAAAACCATCATTTTTTGGAATCCATTTAACATTAGATGACCTTATTTCTTTATTAAATTTACCTTCTCCTGCAACAAGAGCTTCATGGTATGGTAACTTTTCTACTAAACTAAAAACTTTATCTATTTCTTGTTGATTTAAACCGATTTGAAAATAGTAATAATTTACCATATCACATTCTGCGGTTTCAAAGATGGGTTGGATTTGCATGGTTATTTTTTAAATTTTATTTTTTATTTTTATGAGTATAAGTCCTCTTTTGCTTTTAATTTAATATCCAATTCTTGAAGGGCTTTTATTAGTACTCCCATACTTGAAGATATTATAATTCTGTCATGGGTAGTACCTGCAATTTCTTCAGGTGTGTCTTCTGCAATGAAACCATATTTAGTTTCTCCTTCCATTGTATCAATATCAAATTCATAACTAACAATTTTAGTTGCGTTAAGAATATTTAATGCTGATTTAGTAAAAGGTTGAATATCATATTTTAATTCTTCAGTTGATGTAGGAAAAAAGTTTGGAGAACCTATTCCTCCATTAGTACTTTTCCACTCATTTGGAGCTGTAATAAAATTAATACCACTATTGCTTCTAGCTCCTTGACCATCATACGCTTGTGCTTGAGTTGCATAATATAATTGGTTCCAAAAACATTGATTAAATGTCATAGGAGAAGCTTGATTCAAAGTTTGATTATTACTATTTGCGGGGCCTGTTGGACCTGTTGGACCTGTAGGGCCTGTAATAACTGAACCTGCGGGACCTTGACCACCTGCGGGACCTGTTGGACCTGCGGGACCTTGACCACCATTTACACCTGATGAACCCGAAGTACCATTCGAACCTGCAGCACCTGTTGGACCTTGTGGACCTTGTGCACCCGTAGGGCCTTGAGCACCACTTGTACCTGATGACCCTGATGTTCCTGAAAGACCACCTACACCGCTTGAGCCTGAAGTTCCTGATGTACCACTTGAACCTGATGTAGCATTAGAACCATTAGTTCCTGCTGTACCATTTGAGCCTGAAATATTACTAATATTACTAATTCCATTTGTACCTGATGTTCCTGAAGTAGCTGCAGAACCATTTGTTCCCGATGTACCACTTGAGCCTGATAAATCACTTAATCCTGAAGTACCTGCAGAACCATTCGTTCCTGAAGTACCACTTGATGCTGAATTTCCGCTTGTTGAGTGTTGACCACTTGTGCCATTAGTTCCTGAAATATTACTTGTTCCGTTTGTCCCATTCTCTGCAGCTAAAGATACAGTCCATTGTGAAAAAGTACCACTACCTACACTTATAGAAGGAGTTAATACCATAATACCCGTTCCTGCATTATAAGAAACTACTCTTCCTACGAAGTAGTTTAATTCATCATAAGTAACTTGTACAAAATCATTTGTCCTAAAACTAAGGTTTGTACTACAAGTAAGTGTTATATTAGAATAAGCCATTAATTTAGAGGTATTATTTTTTGTCCATTTGTATTATAATCAACAATAGTTGGAGTCTTTTTTTTCATTACTAATTTATTAAGCTCTTGCTTTCTCCAATCCATATTTCTTCCTCTTTCATTTTCTCTAGCTTCTACCCATCTAATAATTAAACTATGATTTTGTATTAATTCCTCAAAAGGTAAAAAACCATCATTAGGATTAAATCTTAAAGTAGTAACATCTTCTATGCTAGATTCATACTCTCCTGTTTCATCTACTATTTTTCCCCATAATTTCCAATGTACCCTATATAATACATTTTCTCTACCATTAGAAGTAGGTTGTACTTGAAGTCTTAAAATTTCCCAACGGTAAGTTATAGCCATAATATTGTTATTTATTTTACAAATTTATAATTTTTTCGTCTAATTCTTGAACTGCTTTTATAGCAATTGCTATAGTTGAGTTAATCTCCATCATATCTTGTTTAGAGCCTGATAATTCTTTTGGTGTATTATCTGCAATAAATCCTATTTTAGGGATTTCACTTTGTTCTAAATCATCTAAATCATACTTATACGATACTATATCTGTTTGCTTAATAATATCTATAGCAGATTTTGTAAATGGCTCAATATTCTTTTTTACCTCTTGAGTAGAAGTACCAAAAAAATAAGCAGCACCCACCGCACCATAAGTATACCAATTAGCAGAATCGCCTATCCAACCATGCGGTAAATAGTCAAATGCAGCATTAAATTGAGCACCGTCAGCAACATAAAATATAGGAGCATATAATGGACCTGCACCTTCCATAGAATAAAATGAAACATTACTATTTGTATTCAAAGCCTGATTATAAACTGTTTGAGGACCTTGTGCTCCTGTAGGACCTGTTGGACCTGTTGGACCTGTTCTTGAAGGACCTTGAGGGCCTGTTGGTCCCTGACCACCTGCACCACCTTGTGCTCCTGTTGGACCATTTACTCCTGAAACACCTGAAGAACCTGCTACTCCTGTTGGACCTTGTGGACCTTGTGCACCTGTTGGACCTTGTGGACCATTAACTCCGCTTACTCCACTACCACCACTTGCACCGTTTGTTCCACTAGAAGCACTTGTGCCTGAAGTTCCTGATGAACCTGATAAATTTGCAATACCCGATGAACCTGAAGTTCCTGATGTCCCTGAAGAACCACTTGTTCCTGATGAACCTGAAGTTCCATTTACTGTTGATAATTGAGAAAGTCCACTAGAACCACTTGAAGCTGAAGTTCCATAAGTACCTGTAGAACCTGAAGTTCCTGATAATGAAGATGTGCCACTTGTTGCACTTGTACCTGAACTACCATCCGTTCCCGAAGTTCCTGATGAAGCACTTGTACCATAAGTACCGCTTACACCTGAAGTTCCACTAGAACCACTTAATCCTGTTAATGAAACTATCCAATCACTATAAGTTCCGCTACCAACAGATTTTGTTGGAGTTACCGTCATAGCACCTGTTGACGAATCATAAGATACTACAATTCCAATAATATAATTATCAGCATCATAGCTTAATTGCACATTATCACCTGTTACAAAAGCTAATCCTGTTGTTGTTGTTATGTTTATATTAGCGTATGGCATTTTTCTTATTTTGTAAAGCTATTATTCTATTGTCAATTTCTTGTATCGCTTTTAAAATAACACTCAAAGTATTGGTATTATCCATTTTATCATGCTGTTCTGTTGCTAATTCAGCAGGAGTATTTTCTGCAATAAATCCAATTAAAGTTACATCATCATGTACTCCTGAATCAAGTTTATAACTAACTATTTCTGTTCTATTTAAAATATCCATAGCCGATTTTACAAAGGGCTGAATATCTTTTTTTAATTCTCTTAAAGATGGATTATAGAAATAAACACCACCTAAAGCAGCATTAGTTGCCCATCCAAACCCAAATCCTTGCCAAGTAGGAGCAACATTACTAGCAATTCCTTTACCTTGGTCTCCTGCTGTATAATATCTACCATAAGTAAATAAATATTGGCTTCCTGTTAAAGTACCAAATACTATAGGTCCTGCACCAACATTTAAGTTTTGGTTATAACTTGCTGAACTACCTGTTGCACCTGTACCACCTTGACCACCTGTAGGAGCTGAAGCAGGTTGAATACCTTGTGGACCTGTAGGGCCTTGTGGACCTTGTGCTCCTGTAGGGCCTTGAGCACCACTTGAACCTGAAGTACCTTTTGCTCCTGCGGGACCTTGACCACCTGCAGCTCCTGTTGGACCTTGTGCTCCTGTTGGACCTGTAACGCCCGATGAACCTGAAGTTCCTGATGTCCCTGAAGAACGACTTATTCCTGAACCTCCTGCACTTGCATAAGCTCCAATTGAACCTGAAGTTCCTGAAGTACCGCTTCTTGCTGATACTGCGTTTGTACCTGAAGTACCACTAGTACCATTTGAACCTGTTTGCCCTGCAGTTCCTGAAGATGCAGATGTTCCTGCAGAACCTGAAGAAGCAGATGTGCCTGAAGTTCCGTTAGAACCGTTAGTTCCATTAGTACCATTAGTCCCACTAACACCTGAAGTACCATTTGTACCTGCAGACCCTGCTGCTGAACTGTTTCCTGAAGTACCTGAAGTACCGCTAGAACCATTATAACCAATTAAACTAACTGTCCATGTATTATACGAACCTGCATCCCCTGAATAAGTTAAGGGCGTAATAACTAAATCTCCCGTTGTCGAGTTATATGAAACTACTTGTCCGTATATTGATACATTTGGTGGACTAGTTGCAGTTACAAAATCATGCGTTTTGAATAATAAATTCGGTTGAATTTGAAATGTTATATTGGAATATGTAGGCATATTTTTTTCAATTTTTTATGGTTTTTTTTAAGCTGCTGTTGTTGTTGTAGTTGTAGTGCTTGTAGTAGTAGCTTCAGCTAAAGGTAATGTTTCACTTGAACCTGATGTACCTGAATACACAGAAGTTGCACCTGAAGTTGCAGAAGTACCTGTTGTACCTGCTGTACCTGCAGTTCCACTTGTACCTGAAGTGCCTGTTGTACCGCTTGAGCCATCTGTACCTGTTGTTCCTGAAGTACCGCTAGTACCTGTTGTACCGCTTGAGCCATCTGTACCTGCTGTTCCTGAAGTACCGCTAGTACCTGTTGTACCGCTTGAACCTGAAGTTCCTGCTGTTGCATCTTGACCTGAAGTTCCTGCTGTTCCTGATGAGCCATCTGTTCCGCTTGTACCTGTCGTACCCGAAGTACCTGAAGTACCGCTTGTACCTGAACTACCACTTGATGCTGAAGTACCGCTTGTACCTGAGCTACCTGAAGTACCTGATGTTGCATCCTGACCTGAAGTACCTGATGTTGCATCTTGACCTGAAGTACCTGCTGTTGCAGCCGTACCACTAGAGCCTGATGTACCTGATGTACCATCTCCTCCTGAAGCACCCGCAAGGTTTACTTGCCAAGAAGAATAAGTACCTGAACCAATAGGGTCAACTACTGTAAATGTCATTATACCCGTAGCTGAAGAATATGAATTTACATCAGCAATAACATAGTTAGCAGCATCATAAGCAATTAATACAGATTGTGCTGTTGTCCATTGTAGACCTGTACCAATTGTTATTGTACCTGATGAACCTATTCCGCCAATTAAATATGTGCTTATTGAAGCTGACTTATATCTATCTCCTGATAAACCTGCAGTTCCTGCTGAACCTGAAGTACCTGATGTACCATTAGTTCCTGATGAACCACTAGTTCCTGCTGTTGCATTTTGACCTGAAGTACCACTAGAGCCATCAGTACCTGTTGTACCACTAGAGCCATCGGTAGCTGAAGTTCCGCTTGTAGCTGAAGTACCACTTGTTCCTGATGTTCCTGAAGAACCATCTGTAGCTGAAGTACCACTTGTACCTGTTGTTCCTGATGTTCCTGAAGAACCATCTGTTCCTGATGTAGCATCTTGTCCACTAGTTCCACTTGAACCATCAGTACCTGTAGTTCCTGCTGTACCTGCTGTACCATTTGTTCCTGAAGTACCTGCTGTTCCTGATGAACCACTTGAAGCTGAAGTACCTGAAGTACCACTAGTACCTGTTGTTCCTGCTGTACCTGAACTACCATCTGTACCATTTGTTCCTGAAGTACCTGCAGTTCCACTAGACCCGTTAGTTCCACTAGTACCTGAAGAGCCATTTGTACCACTAGAACCATCAGTACCTGAAGTACCGTCTATTCCACTAGTTCCACTTGAACCGTCTGTTCCTGTAGTTCCTGAAGTACCGTTAGAGCCATCAGTACCTGAAGTACCATCTATTCCACTAGTTCCACTTGAACCGTCTGTTCCTGTAGTTCCTGAAGTACCATCTATTCCACTAGTTCCACTTGAACCGTCTGTTCCTGTAGTTCCTGAAGTACCGCTTGAACCTGAAGTTCCGCTTGTACCTGTCGTACCTGAAGTACCTGAAGTACCGCTTGAACCTGAAGTTCCTGCTGTTGCATCAATACCTGAAGTACCTGCTGTTGCTGAAGTTCCACTAGAACCATCTGTACCTGTAGTTCCTGAAGTACCACTTGAACCGTCTGTTCCTGAAGTACCATCAACACCTGCTGTACCTGAAGAACCGCTAGAACCTGAAGTTCCATTTGAACCATCAGTACCGCTAGAACCTGAAGTTCCGCTAGAGCCACTAGAGCCACTTGAACCTGAGCTACCTGAAGTACCATTTGTACCTGAAGTACCATCTCCTCCTGATGCACCCGCTAAGTTTACTTGCCACGCACTATAAGTACCTGAACCTACTGTGTCTATAGGTGCACTATAAGTTAATTGACCATTACCTGAATTATAAGCAATTACCTCTGATATTTGATAGTTTGCACCATCATAAGCTATTATTACTGATTGAGCTACTGAATAAGCCAATCCTGTATTAACAGTTATTGCTCCACCAACTCCTAAAGTAGCTGTACTTGTAGAAGCTGTTCTATATCTATCTCCTGAAATACCCGCAGTACCCGCAGTACCTGTAGTTCCTGATGAACCTGAAGTTCCTGAAGAGCCATCTGTACCACTAGAACCTGAAGTTCCGTTAGTACCTGATGAACCTGAAGTTCCTGAACTTGCTGAAGTACCGCTAGTTCCTGTAGTGCCTGAACTACCATCTGTACCGCTAGTACCCGTAGTTCCTGAGCTTCCTGAAGTTCCTGTTGTACCCGTAGTTCCTGAAGTTCCTGAGCTTCCATCTGTACCTGAAGTTGCACTAGTTCCGCTTGAACCATCTGTACCACTAGTTCCACTTGAACCATCTGTACCTGAAGTTCCGTTTGTTCCACTTGTTCCGCTTGAACCGTCTGTTCCTGAAGTTCCTGAGCTTCCGTCTGTACCGTTTGTACCACTAGAACCTGAAGTTCCGTTTGTACCCGATGTACCACTAGAGCCATCAGTACCTGAAGTACCGCTTGAACCATCAGTACCTGAAGTTCCATTGACACCTGAAGTTCCATCTGCTGCACTAGTACCACTAGAACCATCAGTTCCTGTTGTACCACTAGAACCTGAACTTGCACTTGTACCACTTGTTCCTGTAGAGCCTGAAGTACCATTTGTTCCTGAAGAACCTGATGTTCCTGAAGAACCATCTCCACCCGCAGAACCTGATAAGTTTACTGTCCAAAAATTATATGTACCCGAACCAACGAATGTAGTTGCATTAAATACAAATATACCTGTGTTTGAGTTATAAGATACAACATCTCCAAATTGGATGTTGTTAATATCGTATGCGATTGTTACGGCTTGTCCTATTGAGTAAGCAAGTCCTAAACCAATTGTAATTGTAATTTGTCCTGAACCTGCTAAAGTAAATTCAGTAATTGAAGTTGTTTTATATCTATCTCCTGATAAACCTGCTGTTCCTGCTGAACCTGAAGTTCCTGAAGTTCCTGCTGAACCACTAGTTCCTGCTGAACCTGAAGTTCCTGCTGAACCTGAAGTTCCATTTGTTCCCGAAGTACCTGAAGTACCTGCTGTTGCATCTTGACCACTAGTTCCTGCAGTTGCATCTTGACCTGAAGTACCACTAGAGCCATCTGTTCCACTTGTACCATCCACCCCACTAGTTGCTGAAGTTCCTGCTGAACCTGATGTACCTGAAGTACCATTAGAGCCATGAGTTCCTGAAGTACCACTAGAGCCACTTGTTCCTGCTGTTGCATCTTGACCACTTGTACCTGCAGTCGCATCTTGACCTGAAGTACCGCTAGAGCCATCAGCACCTGCTGTACCCGAAGAGCCACTAGAACCATCTGTTCCTGTTGTACCGCTTGAACCTGAAGAACCTGCAGTACCGCTAGAACCTGAAGATGCCGAAGAACCGCTAGAACCTGAAGTTCCTGCTGTTGCATCAACACCACTAGTGCCTGAACTACCTGATGAACCTTCACCACCTGAAGTACCACTAGAGCCATTATTTCCTGAAGAGCCTGATGTACCACTAGAACCTGCAGCACCACTTGTACCTGCAGAACCACTAGTTCCTGATTGAGGCGTTATACCTGAAGTTCCTGATGAACCTGCAGTACCTGCAGTAGAATTTCCTGAAGTCCCTGAAGAACCTGCAGCACCACTTGTACCTGCAGTTCCTGTTAAACCTGTAGAGCCTGATGTACCTGAAGTCCCTGATGCACCACTAGTTCCACTAGAGCCATAGCTTATACCACTAGTACCAAGAGTACCTGATGTACCTGAAGTACCTGACACTCCCGATGTACCCGCAGAACCACCTGTTCCTGAGCCACCGCCTGAGCCGCCACTAATAAAACTAAAAGTATCTCCTCCTAAAAATGTACTACTCATTACAAATTATTTAATCAATTCAAGTAAACTAATTTCTTTTATATATTTACCATCTTGATATACGAAATAACGAACTTCATCCTCGTCTTCTCTATCTAGGTAAACACATACTTCTATATTATTTGAGCTCATTCGAGCCTCTAAATTCTCAATAATTTTTTTGATTTGAGGGGGAACTAAAACAGTATATCCCTTCATATCAAAAGCTTTAACATTTAGTATCTCTTTGATATTAGTTTCCCTTAATGGAGCATGGTCTTGACAATACATATAACCAACTTCTCGTTCAGAGGTCAAATTCAAAAGAAAAGAGACATCTAATTGTTCTTTTTTATTTTCTTTTGCGAATCTTTTTATGGCTTTGTTAAAAATTGTTCTTGTTTCCGATAAGATAAAATCTTCCATTTTTATGATTTTTTTTTGTTTAAATATTTTTTATACATCCAAAACAGCTCCTCTAGGTATGCTGCTGTAGACTATATTATCTATAATTTTTGTTCTTTCCCATGTACCCGCAGCAAATTTATTAGCATAAGCAGCAGTCATAGGTCTTAATTTACCTTGATATAAAATAGCAGTTTCTTCCCCGTTTGCTACATAATCCCCGTCATTCAATTCAAATTTCTTACCATCTTTACCAATTCCTTCAGGATATGTATATTTAGTTGTTGTTGCAGGTGCTGCAGTTGGCATAGGAATAGGTGCAGTTGGTGCAGTTGGTTGTTGAGGTGCTACAGGAATATTAGTTGGAAGATTACTTGTAATGTTAGACAAATTTTCTTCTACTAATGAGTTAACATTTAATTTAGAACCACCTTTTGTCTTGTTATATATGTAGTAACCTACAACACCTAAACCTAAAAATAATATAATATTTGTACTTTTCATTTTAATATTTTATTGATATGATAATACCACATCTGCTATTCCACCACCCGCAACGACTACTGTTACTCCATCTATAGGATTTTGAGTAGATGCTGCAGTCAAAGTTACACCTTGTCCTGTTGCAAAAATTACAGTATCAGAAGCAACTCCATTAAAGGTTGCTGTACCTAAAAGATTTACAGGTCCTTGTCTTGCTAAAATTGATACTCTAACAACATTTTGCGTACCTGATATAGTTAGTGTGTCATCAGTAATTGTTTTAGACCATATATTAGTTGCTCCCATTTCTTATTTTTTTAAAAGATTTTTTAATGTGTTTTGATATGTAAATGGAATAGTTGTAGATAAGAAACCACTCTTAACCTTCATATATCCATCTGCTACTATTACAACATCTTTCAATGCTACAGTCAAAGTCAATATATTAACAATATTTTTAATAACTAAGCTAGGGTTAAAGCTAAACTTATAGCTTACCTCGGTTGTTTTAGTTGGCATAATTGTGAACTCACTAGACTCATTAATTGAACCTACTTTAGTTCCATTCATCATTACATCTAAGAAAATTTCAGTAACCTTAGCCTCCACATTAGATGCGTTATAGACTTTTAAGAATATTTCAAGCGTAACATCTTCTTTAGCGATGTTAACAATTTTTAACCCTGATATGGTATATTGAATATCTTTTACAAAGTCTATTTGCTTCTTATAATAACGGAAAAGGGCGTAACCAATTACGCCTAATCCACTAATTATCAATGCGGGTTTTAAGTACTTCATTATTAGTTTCTTCTTAATAAAAGAATTAGAGCAACTACTCCAATTCCACCGTAAATTAATAAATTTTTGTTAGAACCACCAAGTGCATTTTGAACAGAACCTAATGCTCCCTGACCACTTGTTGCAGGTGCGTACAAAGGCTGCCCTGCAGGGGTCCCGAATAGGTCTGTTTTAGCTTGTTGTACACTAGCTTCAGATACATTAGTTAAGGTCTTGATAAGCTCGGCTTTCTTTTGCTCACTTTGAATTTTTTCAGCTATTGCTATACATTGCTTATCTTGTTGTTTCATTTTCATATCAGCCTCTGCAGTTCTAGCTACTCCCAATCTTATTTTCGGGTATTCAGTTACATGTCCTTTAGCCAATCCTAATTGTTTAGTTTCAGCTTCAATATATAATGCTAATTTATCTAAGCTACTTGATAAATCATCACAAGTAGTTTTAGGTAGTTTTTTTACAAAAGCTTCTGCATCATTTTTCGCCTTTTCTTTATTATTTTTGAATGTTTTACTTCCAAAAAGGTTTTCAAACTCTTCATTTATGTCTATTTTTTGGAAAACTTCTTCATTTCCTGCAAAGTTTTTATAGCCTTTATTCTCATCCGTAAAATTATTTAAGTCCCCAAGCCTTCCTACGGCTAAAGCACCTAAATCGTTATTTTCAATCATATCTATTGCCATAGTTAATATTTTTAATCTCTATTTGTTAATGAATTTAATACTAAAACACCAATTAAAGCAATACCACCATACATTAAATATTTTTGTGTATCATCTTGAGTAGCAGGGGTATTAAGAGGGGCAGGAGCAGAACCATTAGATTGAGCTATTGATGTACCTAAAGCTGCAGTATCATATAGTTTTGCATAATCTGTTTGAGGAGGAATAGATGCTTGTGGCAATGGTTGATAAACAGGTGCAGGTGCACTTATTATTGTTGATTGACCACTTGGTAATGTTGGAGCAGGTGCAGGTAATGGCAAACTAGGTAAGTATACGCCACCTTTTGTTGCACATGGAGGATTAACTCCATTAGCTACATCATAAGTACCATCAGCACATTTAATACTTGGTTGTTCGTAATTTTTAACAACTTGAGGTGTAAAAATAATAGCTTGACTAGGTGTTGGTTGTTCGTAATTTTTAACAACTTCAGGTGTAAAAATGACAGATTGACTTGGCGTAGGTGTAGTTGGACTAGGCATTACAGTAGCAGCTATAGAAGGACTTGCTACAGGAGTTATCTTAATTCCTTCAGGAGTATATACAATACCACATGTTAAATCCTTTAAGAAGTTTTGCATTTCATTAACCCAAACTTTTAAAGCATCTGCATTTCTAGCCTTTATACGCCTACCACCCGCAGTAGATGGTCTACTTGCGTTAATTTGAGCTAATTCAGCTTTTGCAGCCTCAATAGTACTCTTCATCAAATTACAATCATTTGTCAAAGGATATTTCCCTGACATAACATTAGAAGCAGCTTCTTTTCTTTGAGCTTCTCCCCCTGTTATATTAGTACCAAATATTTTTATTGCCATAATTAGTCTTTTTTACGCATTAAATTAGAAAATACCACTAACAAAATTACACCCGCAACTCCATATAACAAATATTTAGTTGTATTAGATGTTGCTGCAGGGGCATCCTGTGGTAAAGCATCAGGATTTAAAACTGCTTGTGAACAATCTAAACTCGGTATATACTTCTCAATTTCAATTATTCTTGCTTTTAAAGCAGCAATTTGTCTTGCTCTTACTCTTTTTGTACCCGCATTTCCACCTGATTCAGATTCCATTTGAGCCAAAGCCAATTTTGCAGAATTATTAATTTTTTGCATTTCAAGACAATTTTCAGAAAATGGATATTTTTTCTGCATTTCATCTTCAGTAGACAAAACTCTTTTTCGTTCTGCTTGTTTTGATATGCCAATCCCTGCAAGTGTTAATACACCTGCAACTGCTGCTCCTGTCGCTATCTTTTTGCCCGTAGGTCCTAATTTTGGTAATGCCATTTTTTTTATTTTTTCTTTATAAACATATAATAAGCTGTAAAACCCAATACTGCTGCTAAACCTCCATATAATAAAATTGACTTAGTATTTGAGCCTTGTACTCCGTAGGGAGGAGGATAATCTCCTTGAGTACCTGTTGGTTCTCCATCTACAGGAAGACCTTGACCATTTTCTACTGAATCCGCCAAATCTCTAGCATCAGTTGTTTTAGCAGGAGCATATTTTGGAGTAGCCAATAAGTTACTAGTTAAAGTTGGTGTATTATAAGTAGGTATTTGAAAGCTATAAGGGGTTGTGTTTAATATCTTGTTGCTAGTAATATCACTTAATTTAGTTAATGATGGTGCTGCTATTCTTAAAATATCATTACCACTCATTCCACTTTTTAAATCTTTAATCTTATTTTGTAACTGCATAATTCTATTAGATAAAGCAGTAATGTTTCTTTGTCTAGCTCTTTTATCACTCCCTTTTTCAGGTTGGTAATTTCTTAAACCAACTAACTCTACATTAGCTGCGTTTACAGCAGCTTGTAAATTAGATATGCTATCACTTAAAGGATATTTCTGTGAGTAGCTATCATTTGCTTTCTTTTTTTGTCCATCAAAAAGTCCCATATATTAAAATTTATAAGTTATTCCTTTACTTGCTAATTTATTATTTATTGTTGCAATTTGAGTTGCATCTAATTCACTATTAATCATAGCAGATAATGACATTGGTGGTGTAGAATTACTCCAAAAAGATTCTCTAGGGTCATCTGAGAAAGGGCATCTTACTTTCTTTCTTAATCCAAATACATCTACAAACAATAATATGTCAGCTTGATTTTGTACCTTATCAAATTGAGCATACATTTGTTTTTCTTCAGTACCACAATCATTAGAAGCCGCAACAATAGCATTAGCCATTACCTCAGCAGTACTTCTTGCAATAGTTGGACCTTTCCCTGTTTGAATTTGAGTGTTCAATTCAGAATTTGCATTATTAACTTCAGCTAATGATTCTTCTTTATTTTTTTTAGCTTTAATAGATTTTAAAATAGAAGTAACTGCTAAATAGCCTACAACTAAGCCACCAACAACAACTACACCTTTTGCCCAAGATGGTAATTCTGTATAAACTCTAAGTGCTCCTTTATCTGCCATAACTTTAATTTTTATTCGCCTACTGCGTAGACATCTTTTATTTTATATTCTTCAATGTAATCTTTTATAAACCTATTAATTATATCATATCTTCTTTTGTTCTGCTCCGTTGGATAACCGATAAAGGTATCTATGAAAGCAGAATAGGCCTCTTTGATAGGGTAGCCCAATCCTAAATAAATTGTAAGTCCGTTTAAATCAGCTTCAGTCTCATTAGAAATATCACTATTCAAGTAATAATGGCTAAACTCATGTAATAAGATTGCCATTCTCATTGGAATAGTAAATGGTAAAAATGATTCCCTTGATACTTGTATACGACCATTCTTGGTACTTATACGAGCAGGGGTAGCCATCTTTTCATTTGTTTTGTTGTTTGTTATATAAGGTAAATACTCAATTTTAAAAGCACCTACACTACTTACATAATCTTTTGGAGCCTGAATCCAACCTGCGTTAAATGCAAACTTCTGAGCAAAAGCAACAAAATTTCTAACCAAAGAATTGTCCATTTTTGTTTGAGACAAAGTGATGTCCAAATCTTCTTTTTTGATTTCCACTACTTCAAAAGAACTATCCTTACCTTTTGGTAAGTTGCCATTTTTTTTATTATAAATTGATAAAGCAGTTGAACTAGGGGATAATGGCATCCTCACATACAACTCTTGTACTCCATCAATGGTTTTTTCTCTCTCCATAAAAACCGTATTAGCTTGTGTTGGGTCAAACGCTTTCAACACAATAAGCTGTGGAGAATTAGTTTTTACCACAACTTTAACCATTACAGGTTCATATCTTGTCCACAATTTGTACTGCATCTTATAAATATAAGGGTGCTTGTACCTTATCAGGTTGGATTGCAAATCTACCTGCTCTTAATTGTTCTCCCTTTTCTCTCACTCTCTTTGACACTAAATCAGAAGGCATGACAATATTGTACTCAGCTTGAAAAGGCGTACTATACTTATCTTGCTCTTCATTAATAACATCCACTACTAAGTCTTGCATAGATACACTTTTCGTTTTATTATTTTGATAATGATAATAAAGAGCAAGAGCTCCTATTCCACCTAATGCCCACCAAATAAAATTATCTTTTTTCATTATGCTTTCTTTTTTAATACATTAACAGCAACTATTGCTACTATGATTACTCCACCTGCTATTAACAAGGTGCTTACAGGAAATCCAAGAACTGTTTTATTCATTTCTTCTTGTTTTAAATCAATTAATTTTCTACCTACTTCTTGATTTAGATTAGCATTAATAGGGAAAATACCTTTAGTTTTTTCTCTAGTTAACCAATCTGAAAAATTCAATGTGCCTCCCTCGTCTTTATATTCTTTAAAAAGTTGGTTGGCAGTAAGCTTTTTTTCTAAATTTACTTCCATTTTTATGGTTATTTTTTATATAAATATACTATTTTACTACGACAGCAAATGGACTTACTTTGATAAATCCACCTAATAATCCACCACTACTTGTAGTAATTTTTAAATACCCACTCGGTAACACACTAGTACCTTTAATTTCGAACCCATTTACTATTAAAGCATTAGTTAGAACAGTTTTAGAAGTTGGATTAATTTCTCTGCCTGAAAAGTCCAAACCTCCCGTTATAACATCTACGAACTCTTTTGCATATAGGCTTTTTCCACTAGATTTCAAATCTTGAATTACTTGATTACCGATAGCAATTCTAGTAGAATTTACAGAATTTTGTAAGTTTTGTCCTTGTGCAGCATCTTTTAATCCGTTTAAATTAACGATGTCATCTTGTTTATCTACTGACTTTTTATTCAAATACTTAAATAAAGCTGATTCAGTTTCACTTCCAAAATCTCCATCAGCACCATATTTAGGTAGTGCATTAGCATCAATACCCAATAAAATTTGCTGAATTTCTCTTACTTTATCCCCTTTACTTCCTTTTTTAATAGGGAAATCTTGAGAAGTTATTTGAGGTGGCAAAGTAGGTGTAGTGCTAACAGGAGCAGAACTAGCTGATTTACCTAGTAAATTTTTAATTACTAAGTAACCTCCTACTGCAATAGCAGCTAAAGCTGCAAATTTAATATACTTATTATTCATTATCGTCATTCAGTTTAGGTAATAAAACTTGAGAAATTACACCACCAAGTATAGCCCCTACAAATGCAGAAGAGACTAAGCTATAGCCTCTTGTAAATCCTATTAATAAGCCTCCACCCATACCAATTAAAGCTCCTGAAACGGTTCCTTTCATTTTCTTTAAGGCCATGCTTTCAGAATTAGATTTTAATTGTTTTACCTTATCCAATATATCTTTCGCTTCTGCCATTGTTTTTCTTTTAGTTGTGTTGTGCGTTCCACTTTTTTAATGCGGAATCTCCATCTAGTTTATTTTGCATAACTTGATATTGCTTATAAAGTAAATAAGCTCCACCTGCTACTGCAGCATAAATCAAAAGATATTTTACTGTTTTATTCATTTTTTAGTTTTGCGGTATAATAGGAATATCAATACTTGTAGCCTGTGCTTTTCTTACTGTTTTTGCGTTACAAGCTGAAGATAAGTTATCAGCAAATCCTGTTGCGTTCATATCACAACCACTAGCATTAATAAATTGTCCAATACCTCTATCATATACATTAGGAATAGAATTTCTAGGTCTAACATAGATAGGCTTCTTTAAATTTATCATTGTATCTAAAGACCCATCAGAACCTAGCATACCTTCTTTTCCTGTGCTATATTCTACCTTTTCAGGAGTATCAGCATCAGAACCTTTTACTAATACGCTTTTAGGCTTACTGTAGTATTTCCATAATTGGTACCCTACTACGGCAACACCTGCATATAATAATATTTTTTTAGTATTAGTCATAACTTAATTTTTATAATAAACCTCTTCTTCTTGCAATTCTACCATATATTCTTGCAGCTCTTTCAGGACTAGCGTTTGCTATTCTATTTATTTGTCTATCTTCTAAACGACCACTACCATTTTGGTATTCAGGAACACCTAAATCTCCTGTAAAGTTTTGATTTGCTAAAACATTTAAGTCTCCTGTGAAGTTAGTTGCAGGAGCAGTAATTACTTTAGCAGCTTTATTTTTTTTATTTTGCATAAATAAATAGTATGCTACAGCACCTACACCTAATACAACCCATAATTTTTTACCTTTTAACATTTTTTTAAATTTTAAATTTTAAAATTAATATCCCATTGTTCCTGTGAAATTAGCTGAAGCAGTTGAAGGAGCAGAAACTGCATCTTTTTTCTTCTTCATCATAAAGTAGTAGTATGCTACAGCACCTACACCTAATAAAATCAATAAATTTTTACCCTTGTACATAATCTTAGTTTTTGTTTGTTATTTAATTTTCAAATTCTGTTGGAATTACAACTGAATCAGGAACTGATTGATATTTCTTTTCATACACCTTAAAAAGTGTATATAAAACAAATATAAATCCACCTATCAACAATAATTCTTTATTCTCTTTAGTCATTTTAATCTATCTTAATTTCAGGAAGTGAATTTGGAACACCTATCCATGGCATTGGTTTAACATCACTTGGGTATATCTGTATTACCTTTTCTTTTCCTCTTAAACTAACTGTAGTATTTTTTTTCTTTTTTAAAAGAATATATGCTAATACCAAAGCACCTCCAATTAATAATATTTTTTTATTATTAATCATTATTTCTTTTTATATGATTTATATAAAACGAATCCTAAAACACCAACAGCTAATACACCTACTCCAATCCATACATATAACATAGTATTAGATTTTTTTGCAGCATTAGGTAATTGTTGTCTTAAACTATCTTGATAATTTTGTAATTCTAAAGACTGAGCAGTTACCGCATTTTGTTGCGTTTGAGTCTTATTAGCTAAACTTGTTAAACCAATTTGTACTCCTGCGTTAATATTATCTTTAGTAAGAATATTGGTTTTAAAGAAGTCCCCAATACTAGCTAAAGCTAGACCTGCTTTAGTTTTACCTGTAGGGTTTGTATCAGATATTCTTAAAGCTCTTGCTTGAACTGCAGTTGGTTTCACTTTGGGTGCTTTTGCAGTTGCATTAAAAAACTCATCATCTCCTGCAGTAAAAGAAAAATCATCTGTACCTGTAAAATTCATGTTTCCACCTAACTCTGTTGTATAATTAGCTACATCAGGAACTAATCCTACTAAATACTTTTTTAATTCATTTCTAAATACACCGCTTTTTTGATTTGCCATCAATACAGCAACTGTTACTTCATTATCAGAAGGATTGTTTGGTAATTCAATACCATTTCTTTCTAATAACTTTACTAAACCATTTTTATCAGTTACTACTGCGTATGAAATTAATTCTTTTGCTGTTTCTAGTGCGTTAAGTGCCATATTACTTGTTGTTTTTAAACATTATTGCGAATGAAATAAGAACTGCTCCTAGTAAAACCATAACACTTGTTTCTTTTGTTAATATTTTATTTTCAGCAGTTTGTTGTGCAGCTTGTAGTTGTCCTGTAAAATTCATATAAGTATCAAGTAGTCTTGCACCACCTAACTCATTAGAATTATTTTTTTCTTCTTTTTTGCCATACTTCTTTTCAAAATAATCCATGAATAAATCCTTATCGGGATTGTTCTCAATTATTTCCATCATGACAGGTTCGCCTTCATAAGTAACTAGTTGTTGTAAAACAGTTTCTAATTGTTGGTCCTTATCAAATTCATAACCATACTTATGGGCTAAACTCTTAACAAAGTAAGGGTTAGCTGCAGCCGTATAGTTGAATATATTTACTTTGGGTAATGACATAAAACAAATTTACTAAATTTTAATTAAAAAAAGGGCGGAGTAAGATAAAATCACACTCACGCCCCTTTCTTATATTTTTCCTAATCTACTCGGATTAACGAGAAGCAGGTCTGATAATTTTTGGACTACCATATTGTTTAGATACAGCGTTACCACCTAAACCTCTTGCGATGTTGATTGTATCAGAAGGGTAGAATTGGAATTGAATAGAAGTTGACGCAAAAATGCTGAATGTCAACTTAGTGAAACCATCAATTCTGAATGGTTGCTTCAATTCAATAACACCACTTTGTTGTTGATACGGGTCAATAACAGGAGTTAAGATTTTAGTTGCTTGGTTACCGTTTGCATCTAAAGTGCTAAGTGTTAAAGGTGCTAACACTTGGCTAGTTGTACCGTTTACTGAAGAAATCAAAGTACTTCCAATTGTGAATGGAGATACAGAAGATTGGTTCAATAAGTTATAGTAAGTAACATTTGACAATCCCGAAGTGATTGTAACATTGCTTACTGTTAAGCTACCACCTGAAAAACCTGCGTTGTTCAAGTAGATATAAGCTCCAAATACATCTACAGTTACTGCTGCGTTAGAAGCGTTAGATACTGTTAAGATGTAAGGTTGAGAACGCATAACTGCAGGGGCTGCCATAGGAGCCGCTTCTGCACCATCTGCACCGAAGAAATTATCTCCTGCTGCAAAATACATGTCATCGTCTACAAAACCATCTACGCCAATAAACGATTCGTTTACTTGACGGTTTGCCATTTGTAAATAGCGTTGAATACTACTCATTTTTAATGAATTTTAATTTGAATTAATTTGATTTTTAAATTCGTTTACTTCTATAATTACTTAGTTACATTAGCTTTGTCTAACATAGGCTTTACAGCCAACATGTAAAGAGCAACACCACCTGCAACGATTAGTAATTGTCCTGCGATTGCTTTGAAATTCATCTTAATACTATTTAATTGTTTTATGAATATGTGCCATTGTGAATACAGATTCAGCATTGACACATCAAATTTAGGTAATTACTAGGCATTAATAGAAATAAATTAATCAGTTTTTTGTAACTTTTTTATATAGCTACTTTTATATGTGTACAATTCATTGAAAATAAAAAAACCCCTTCCTGAGTAGATAGGAAAGGGTGTATTAGATGGGTATAGAAGCCTGAAAATCAGGCGAAAAGCCTAAAAATAGGCTGAAATTAGTCGTTGTTTAATCTCTGTAATAGCGGTCTCTGTAGTGTGTTTTTTCTTAGTGCCATTCCTTTGTACTAAATATGGCTTCAAAAGAGCATTGTAATTCTCGTTAATGTATTGATTTAGAGCTTCTTCTCTTAAATCATCACTAATATTACCTCTAATTTTAGATTCATCCATATCTACATACAGAAAGTATCTATTATTGCCCCTTGCATATTCGTTATTAACCATTAATTCTGCAATTCGCATAAACTCGGCTTTATCAGGGAATTTTAACGCATGTCTTTCAACACTCTCATTATTTTTATGAAATCTTAATTGGTTTAAATTACCCCAAATTTTAGTATTAATTCTACCTAAAGACTGATAAGAAAGAATAATATCTAATCCAACATGTCGATTAGTTGCGATAGAACCCACTAAGTCATTTGGTAAATGGTCCCCAATGAATTTATTCACATCCTCAATTAATAATAAACCATTTCTGAATCTATTTAAAACATAGAATAATGCTTGAGCCCACTCATCTAAAGTCATTCTAGTTCCATTTGGATGGAATGGTCTAATTCTTCTTATTTCAGTATGAGGATGTACAGAAAATAACGAAACATCTTTTAATGATATTGCTTGTACATTGTATGTACCATAACCATATTCATCATTAACATCCATTATCAAACACTTCCTACCTCTTACACCATTGTAATAATCCCCCTGAACATATTGATTCATAAGAATCATGTGCTGATAACTTTTGCCCACCCCTTTTTTACCACAGGCAGCCATAAGCATTGGTTCTCTTGCCATATTAAATACTTTTATCTTTTAAAGTTATTTCTATTCTTGCAGCATCTTTATATTTAGAAAAACTTAAAGTTCTGATACTAGTTTCGCAAAATGTAAAATCATATTCTATCTTTAAAAAATCTTCTTTTTTAGTAAACACAGGAAAGACCTCGCACTCTTCTACAAGAATGGTAAAATCTTCGTCTTCATAAATAGGATATTCAAATTTCGTGGTTTCTTTTTCAAATACCTTCATGAAAGCAATGATTGTTTTTTTAAATTCAATCCAATCTTGGTTTTTAACTTTCATTTTAATCTAAGTCTGCGTAAGGGTCCTTTACCTTTTTTGGTTGATTAACAGTCTCATTTAAAACAATAGCTTCTGCTATTTGCTCTTCATCCATTTTTACTTCATTAATATAATCTCCCGCTTTTTTTCTTCCTCTTTTTCCGCTATTCTTTCTTTCTTTCATAGCTTGTTCATAAGAAGTACCACCTCCTGATTTATCGGAATCATTTTTCCACTTCTTTTCTTTTTGAATTTGAGCAATAACTCTTGCTTTCCCTGTGCTAGGTACTTTCATTTGTTGAACTGTACTATTCATTACTACTTCATTATCTTGAAAGTTAAAATCAGGGGCTGAATGAGAAGGCTCTTGATATTGTGATTGCGGAGCTTGAGGCTGTGGTGCTGTTGGTTGTGGAGTAGGAGCTTGAGCTTGAGGCTGTGATGGTACACCATTACCTGCTCTAGTAGCTTCTGTATAATCTTTAATTACATTAATCATATCATTCATGGTAGAACGCAATTGTGCTACAATTACTAATTTTACCACCAAATCTTTACCAACTAAAAAACCTAAGTATTGCTCATCTGTTAAACCTGCACCTCTTTTTTCTAAAACTCTAGTTAATACAGGAGTAACTTCTTTCTTAAATTCTTTTGATACTGTTAAAGCATCTTTGTTTTGCTCGTTATAATCTTGTAAAAATTCTCCTGCTGTAATAGTCTTCCCATATTCATACGGAATAGGAATAGACAAATCAATAAGTCCCTCCTTTTCTAATTTTCTAATTTTTCTTTCAGGTACCTGCAAAGCTTTATTACCAAAAACATGTAATTGCTCATAGCCATCTACTAACAATTTAGCCATGTGCTGTGCACCCATTTTCTTATCTCCATCAGAAACATCGTTCATCATAGGATTAAAAGGTGCTGATTCTCTTTTTTGTCCTCCACCACTAGGTTGTCCTTCTCCACCTAACATATTATATGGATTCTCGTTAGAATCTACTGAAAAGGGAGAATATACAGGTTCAGGAATTGCTCCTGTTAATTGTTCTTGGGTTACTCCTACATTAACAGTTGAATATGGTCTCTGAGTAACTTGTTCCAAAAATGGATTATAATTAGCAGGAGAGGGTGTTGGTTTTACTTGTTCTGTGGTTATGTTTTGCTCAGTACTCATTTAACTTTATTTTTAAGTTTAAAATTTTCAATTTTTTTATCTAGTTTATCTTTCATATCAAAATAAGGCAAATCTTTTTTAGTTAAATCAAAAATCATTTGTCTATATCTCGATAATAATGTCAAGTTTTTATCTTTAAATATGTTTTTACCTATATAACCAAGTGTTTTTTCTTGATACAGGTAATATACCGAGAACCCAATTGCATATTTCATATTACCCCTACTATATCTGCTTTGTAATAATTCGTTTGAGTCCATCTCAAAAGTATCAGCTATTAGGCTAATAACAAATTTATCGTAAGAGTTCTCTATTTCAAATATGCTAGAATTATTTTTCTTCAAGATATTAAGTGTCTTTGTATAGCCTTTGTTTTTAACTATAGAAAGCAGCTCTTCAAGTAATATAATTTCATTTTGTTGATTCATTGTACAATTTTACACATTGTAAATATATGTATAATTATTGTTTTTTTACCAATTTTTTAAAACTTTTTTTAACATTAAGGCATTAGTTTTAAACCAATCTCCATCCACTACTCTTAATTTTATTTCAGGAAAGTATTTAGCCATTCTTTTTATTTTAGTTGCAGATTTGGCATCCATATAGCCCTTAACCTCTATCCACTCTTCATTACCACTAGGGAAAATAACTTTAAAATCAGGTTTGTAATTTGTTGTACCCCTTTTTATCCCTTCAAAATAAAAGGTACGGGGTTCATAAAACCAATCTATTATATGATTATGCCTTTTCATTAAATCTAAATAAAGAGCATATCTGTATTCCCAACGGCTTCTGAGGTAGTACCTTTTATCGGATATTTCAGCCCAACCTTGTTTCCAAGTAACTCTTCCTTCTTTAAGTTGTAATTGCATTATAGACCATATTTCGCCTTAAATTCCTTATCTCTAACAATCATGTCAAAAATATAAAGAGAAAAGTCATTGTCCGATTGGTAGTGTAAACCTAAGAACAATCTGCTGTACTCAATATCTTTAGCTAGATTTTGAAAATAATCAAATTTTTCGGGAAAATGGTTGCCCAATACATAGCAAATCAATGCTGATTGTAAAGTGTGCCCTGACGGGTATGATGGGGAGTCTGCGGTTGAAGATGAAAATGGGAAAAGCTTCAATTTATAAGCATAAGCCAATTGAAATGGCCTAGGTCTTTGAAAAAAGAATTTAAGCTTTAGGATTAAAGGTACTGTGTCATCAAATATCTTATCCACTAAATCTGCTCCTTTTTCCCCTAAATCGTTCTCAATTATAACATCTCCAAAAGTTTTAACTAAGGATTGGTCATAAGCTTTGTACCTTTTTAGGTGCTCAGGGTTGGATTTAGCAATTTCAATGTTGTCTACAAGCTGATTTAATTCTTCCCTAGTAGCTTTTGAGGTGTTTTTAGGAAAAGTGTACTTAATTAATTGAGGATAAAACTTCTCAAGAAAAGTAAGATTATCTTTTTCAATGTACGGCAAATGTTTTTGGAGAGGATTTCCCCAAGCTATTGATTCTAACATATATTTTTATGGTTTTTTTTAATTTTATCCTAATCTCATTACAGGTCTTTTGCGTTGCCTGTCTAATTTATTATTACCTGAAGCGTTCATTTCAGCCTTTTGAGCATCCATAGCACTTTGTAATTTAGAAATTTTGCCACTTAAATCAGCATAACCTGATTTTTCTAACATCATCATAAACTTATAATAATGAACTGTATATAATACAGCACCTACTATAACAGCACTTACAGCCACATCAACTATGTTAATATCGCTAAACCATTCTTTGATACCGCCACCTTTTTTTACAATGGCACCACCTTCTTCAAATGGGGGTGCAGACATTGGTGCAGGAGCTGCCATCGGAGCTGCCATTGGAGCTGCGGCAGGAGGAGGCACCATTGGTGCAGGAGCTGCTTGAGGAGTTGTATTTTGTTCCATTATTGTTTATTTTTCCTTTTCATAAGTAAATATATTGCCATAGCTCCACCCACATACCACCAAAAATAATTTTTCTTAGGTGCAAGGCCTGTTGGAGCAGGTTCTTCAGGGAATGGACTTCCACCACCACCACCGCCACCACTTCCACCACTATCTTCTCCTTTAGGAAGTAAAGATTTTGTAGTAGTTTGAACAGTTGTAGATGTTGTAGGTATTGTTCCTAATCCACCGCCTGTAGTACCTGTAGGGATATTAATATTAATTATTGGCTGACCTGTTGCAGGTAATACAGGAGCAGGTGCAGCATCTATTAATTGTTTATCATCAACAACTAATTCATAAGCACAATTTCCTTTACTTACCCATTTATAATATTTAGGAGCTGCATAAATTGGAGGATTACAAATTTTATCTACTATAGCTACTGTTGTAGTCGTAGTCGTAGAACTTGTAGTAGTTGGAACTGCTGCTGCTGCTTTTGTTGTAGTACTTGTTGTAGAACTTGTAGTAGTTGGAACTGCTGCTGCTGCTTTTGTTGTAGTACTTGTTGTAGAACTTGTAGTTCTTGGTGTTTCTATTGGGTCTATTTCTGTATCAGGATTTCTTTTATCAATACACATTCCTGTTGTATCATTAAAAACAAAACCTGTTGGACATTTCGGTCTAGGTATTTCAGGACCTCCCATAACAGGGCTACCACCGCCTCCCATAGGGTCCTCTATTATTCTAGCAGGTGGGCGATTTGGCAAAATAGGAACAGGTGCTGTATAAATAGGATTAGGCTGATACGGATTTCCACCATCTACAGGTTCTCCTCTAAAAATAGGATTAGTAGGATAACGGTCATCAAACTGAGGGGGAAGCACTTTAGTAATTGGAATACATGTGCCATTAGATAATCTCATTCCTTCAGGACAACTTTTATCAGGGCCGTCATTTGAAGGAGGCACAGGTGCATAATAAATAGGATTTCGAGCATCTAATGATGGAGGATTAGCAGGGTCATCAAATCTTGGTGGTCTTCTGCCATCATAAACATCATCCAAACGAGGTGCTACATAAGAAGGAGGCTCTTCAGTAATTGGTCGAGATATAGATATAGGCGGAGCTTCATATATAGGCATTATAGTCTTCCTATCATCTAAATACGGATTACTCGGTAATTCAGGAGTAGGAGCATTATATATTGGAACGGGTGTTTCATTTATTGGAAAAGATGGAAATGCAGGTGTTATAATCCTTCTTTCATCTTCATAAATAGGTGCTGCATAAGCAGGAGGCTCTTGAGTAATAGGTTGAGATACATATTGAGGTGGAGCTTCGTAAATAGGCATTATAGTCTTCCTGTCATCATAATAAGGATTACTCGGTAATTCAGGAGTAGGAGCCACATATATTGGGACAGGTCTTTCTATGTATTCTGCATTTCTTGTTTCTTCATAAGAAGGTTGACTTATAAATGGATTTGGAATCTCTCTCAAAGGAGGCAAAGAAATATTAGGAATAGCATCATCTGCTATTACACTAATTGGAGCAGCAACCAAATTTGTAGGTTCATAATTTCCACCGCTTGAAGGCTGTGATTCAACAGCAGGAGCTGAATAAACAGAACCTTGATTGTAAGGTGCATCTGCTACTTGTTCAGAATATGACTGATTAGGTCCTTCTTCATCCATTAAAGCTGCCCTTAATGATTTAAAAGACTCTATTTTTTTTGCTTGTCCTCTTGTCTTACTATAAACGGCTTTTTTGGGGTTGATAAATTTATCTTCCCCATCAAAGATGACTACATTCTTCTTTGCCATGTTAAATTACTTTAATTGTGCTGCTGCTCTTTTTATAGCATCAGTCCATTTTTCATTAGGTTTCCTAATTTTTTTTGCAAGTTTAGCAATATCTGCTACACCTACTTTTTTTGTTGCTTTTGCCATAATTTTATTTTTATTTTTGTCCTGTAGCCCAAGCTCCTGAAGCAACTCTTACGATGATGTAAACACCAACTAAGCTAATTCCGAAACCTACTAAAGCAGGTACTAAATCTTTACTGTTCATACTATTTGATTTTTAGTTATAAAATTATAAAATAATTAATTAAAATTAATATTTTTTTATTACATTTTGCCAAAATTATCTTTTTACGCTGTCTGTAGGAGTAAAAGAAGGATATTGGTTAAAAGCATCATTCCAATAATTTTGCTCACTAAAACCTGTAAAAGCCAATGTAGAAGGGGTTTCAGTCTGTCTAAGCACCTCATGAACCATACCTCTTTTTGTTATTTCAATCCTATCATACATCCTTTTCCCGTCAGGCAAAAAAGTAAACCCAAATTTAATACCCCAATCAAAATCTATTAAAAACAAAGAATCGCCTCTTAAAACAAAGCGTTTGCCATTTATTGTTAGGTTTGCAACGCCATTTGCATAATCTATGCTATTTATTACCACTTTTGGATGCCAAATGTTGTTTCTATAAAAAGAATAAACATTAACAACAGCAAGGGCTGCGGTAGATATTGCTGCAAGTTTTAAAAAGAAACTACTTGTTTTGCCAAATGTTGATTTTACTATATTAGTACCTTCCATATTATGCTAATAAATTGTTATATTCTTCAAAATGTTTAATTCTGTCATCTAAGCCTATAATCCCACCATTTACACGCTTTGTTACCGCAGTAACTATTTCATGAGAATGTCCCTTATCGCAAATATCCCACAATTTATTCTTATGGAAAAAAAAAGCTGCAGAAGTTAAAGGATATTTTGTAGCTACCAAATCAGGGTTTGCCACACAATCTTCTCCAATAAAGTCAGAAAAGGCCTTATAATTGTCCTTACCTGTCAATTGGATATACCCTCTACCTCTAAATTTGTACCCTTCTCCTGAAGCCTCATCTCCATTACCCATGCGACTTGCGTAGACTTTGTTAGCTATTTTTTCAGGCTTTCTTTCATAAGCAGTAGCTAAAGCTTGAGTTGGGAAATACTTCTTAAATATCCCCATTAAACCCTTAGCCCCATAGTTTAAGTTTTCGTTAACAAATTTGAAATTGCCACTTTCATGAGCTACTTGAGACAAAAAGTGAGATAATCTCGTAGAATTGCTAATACCAAACTTCTCCATTACTAATGGAAGCTCGTTTAAAACAGCCTGTGGTAATTTACCATTTAGTTTTTCTATCATAATTTATCTTATACTAAAAAATTGAACAACTATTACTGCCATTAAAACTAATTTCTGTGCAAAATCCCAACCATCATCGTGGTATGGATATTTAACGGGCATTTTTAGTCGTTCTTCGTATCTATTTTTATATTCATCATATTTTCTAATCAAAGGAGTTAATTCACTATTTAAACTGTCGTACTTGTTTTTCAATGAATCAACCCTTATTTTTTCTAATTTAACCGAATCTTGCAATAATAAAAGTTTTGTTTTATCATCTGCAAACTTTTTGTTAATACTTTCTCCTTGTTTCAAGGTCATTAAAACAATAGAATCATTTCCGATTTTTTTAATTATCGGATATTGGGAATAACTTAAATTTGGTAGTAGTATCACTATTAATATTATTAAGCTCCTGTTTAAGTTCATTTATTTCGGTTTTTAATTCTACTATTTTTGCTATAGTATTATCTACAATTTTAGCTTGTTTTTCTTCTGCTGACCTCTGTGTCTCCGCACTAGCTTGTTGTGTAACAGAAACTTTATTTAATAAGTCCTGAAACTCTCTGTCATCCTGCATATCCTGTGATATTGGCTGTGCATTTGTTCCTTGACAAGCATATAAAAAAACAATAAATATAAAATATAAGTATTTCATTACTTAATCTCTTGTATTTTACCTAATTGTTGTAATGTTTTCAACTGAGTAGCAGATACTGCATTTGAAGAATCACTTCTTCTTAAAGCTTCTTGTACTAAATCAACACGACCTTCTAGCTTTTCTATTCTAACATCATTCTTTTGAATAGAACCTTGGAAAGTACTTCTAATGTCAATATAAAGATAGCCAATAGCAATAAGTACAATAAATAATGTACCTACTACAGGGTTTTTGCTAAACTCTTTAAATGTAACAGGCAATTTTATTGCATCTGTTGCTTTGTCTGTAACTTTTTCAGCTACGCTTTTAACTGCTCTTGCCATTATTCTTCAGTTTTAGGTTCATTTTTAGAAAGATTCTTATTACCAAATATTGCTTCAGCTCCTGCAATACCTAAACATCCGAATGTAGTGTACATTAAGCCATTAAATACTATTGGTTCAACTATAAACTCTTTTCCAATTGCACCTGTAACCACATCTGTCATCCCATAAACTAACATAGCTATAAAGGACATAAATCCTACTACAGCTTTTGAGTTAACATCGCTTTTGTCAGAGAACATTCTCATTAAAAATTGTTTCATATACTATTTATTTATTAATTAAAATTAAGTAATACTATTTAATATTTAATGGTTTTCTTTTGAATTGTTCTTTGTACCGAAATAATAGCTGAAAATCATAAGTATCAGCGTTTTTATCAGGTCAAAGAGTTCTTTACTTGCAGAATCATCTAATAACTTAATTCTAAAAGCAATTACCTTATCTACTATAAAGAGAGCTACTAAAGCTGTAAATACAAGTATAATAAACCTTACAAGTACATCTTTAGTATCATTTATGAACATTTTGTTTACAAAATAAACTGCAGATATAATGATGGTTAATCCCAACAAAATACCTGTAAGCATAACCCATAAATTAGGATAACTAAACATAATATTTTATAAATATATATTTTTTACCAAAGTAATTTATCAGCATAGAAACCTGCAGTCCCTCTTTCATGTCTGTCAGATTCATGCCTCATCTTGTAAAGTTTACGCCTTTTGTCAGCATATTCCTTACCATGTAAAGCTTTAAAAGTTGGATAGTCCCCATACCCTATGGCACCGACACTAACCAACTTCTCGCCTTTTTTATTAAACACATCAATCTTTTTTCCCTTTACAGAGGATGGTTTTACTATAACCCCAAGCTTAGAAGCTTGTTCCAAAGTATAGTTCAAAATACGATATGCCATTATCTTTTATTTTTAAACAAGTTTATTCCTACAAATATACCTGCAACACCTAAAACACCCCATAAAAGCCAATTAGTTCCTTTTTCCTCTTTCTCTTCTTCTTTTGGAGCAGGAGGAGGTGGGGGAGCTGCAGCTTGTGGAGCAGGTTCTACAATTGGTTCAGGGATTGGGGCAGGTTGTGGAGCAGGAGCAGCTTGTTGTGCTTTAGCAGCAGATTTAGCCTTTCTACCTTCATCCATTTTCCTAATTCTTTCCTGATAAGAGTCATAGTTATCAGCATAGGTTTGAACTTTTTCAGTTAAAACACCATCAAAGTTCTCTAATTGCTCTTCTAATTCTTCTGACTCCTGTGCAAGTTTTTCAACTTCTTCTTCATTGTTTTCTATAGCCTCAGCTCCTCTTAATTCAGCATGTAAGCCAACTAAAGATTGCTCAAGCATTTCAAAGTCCTTAATATTTGAATTAAGTGCTTTTGATAGTTTTCCTTTTACAAGGTTCAACTCATTGATTTTTTTTTCAAATTTTCTCATTTGTTTATGGTTTTATTGTATTTGTGAAATTAATTAATTTTTTCTAATTTTTGTAATGCTTCATCATAAGGTGTAACAGTTTCATCAATTTTATTGTTTCTATTGTTTCTATAAACTAACCAACCACCCCATACTAGCACAATAGCTATCGTACCGTATATTAAATTTTTTTTATTCATATAATTCATTTTTTTAATTATTTACTAATTTTTCCTAATTGTGAAATATCACGAGCTGCTTCAACAAGTGGGTAAATTGAATCTGCATAAGCTTTTGGGTTATTAGTAGAATACCCTGCTTTTGCTATTTCTAAAAGTTGGTCATAAGGTGTTTTAGCTTGTAAAGCTTTAGCATACCTTGGATTTTTTAAAACTTGTACATATCCTGCAATACCATCTTCTACTGTAGCAAATTTTGAAAACTTTTGTTTGATATAAACTTTTTTTCCATTTATATACTCAGTAGTATCTTGTAAAACATACCCAACAACCCCTTTTAAATTTGGGGCATATTTAATCCCTCCAAAGTTATTTGAACCTGCAGGTATTCTTTTACCATAACCACTTTCATAAGCTTTTTGGCCAATAGCTACAGAGTAAAATATATCTGTGCCTCTTACGGCGTTAAGTATACCTTGACCATATTCTTTAATGAATTTTTTTGTAGCATTATATGTTGCTATTCCGTACATGATTATTTCTTTTTAATTTTTAAATAATAATATAAACCGCTACCAAATAGTAATAATCCAATAGCAAGAGATATTTTATTCTTTTGAACAAATTCGACTATTTTAATTCTAAGCAATTTAGATTTTAAACCTGCAGCGTAGTTTGCTGCTTCTTTTTGACCTGCAGCAGTAGAATAGCTATAAAAGCCATAATAATTCCTTTTTTTCAATTTTGCTGCAAAATCATCTGCACTATTAGTACTTTTTAATTGGTCAGGAGTAATACCGCCCATAGTTTTATTATATAATCTAACTATTTTATCGTTTATAGAATCTTGTATAGTGTTGAATTTAGCATAATAATCCCCATTACATCCACCATTACACCTTCTTTCGTTAGCAGGAGCAAGTGAGCCTCTAACTGCATTAGGTTGCCCGATGAATTTAATTCCACTAGTATTGTTATTTAGTTTAAATACATTAGAATTATAGTCAGCACTTTCAAATCTAGCCTGAGCTGCTATTAATTTAGCTGCTACAGGATTAAATCCTTGCTGAATTGCTGTATCATATATTTGTTGGTCTATACTCATTTATATTAGTTTATAGTAGGTCATCATCTTGAACATAAGCTGCTTTTACTTTTGTTCCTCCTTTTTTTAACAAAAATTTATTAACTCTTGCAAATCCCCAAGCTTGTCTTGAGTTAGGTGCTCCACCTGTTATAGTGGGCCTATGAGATGTAGAATAAGCACCCATACCTCTACGCATTACTGCTTTTAATGTACTTGTACTTACTTTGCTTG